GGCTGGCCGCGCGGATGGTCGGACTCCTTGAACTCGGCAGCGTCCTGCGCGAACGCGTCCATCAGCGTCTTCTGGAAGGGCTGGTCGTCGTTCGCCTTGAGCGCGTCGAGGAAGACGCTGTCGGTCCCGCCCAACGCAGCGATCAGAGCCTTGCCTACGCCCGCATCGTCCCCGCTGCGCAGGGCGGCGAGCAGCGCCTGCTCCACGTCCTCGCCGGCACCGCCAAGCTGCAGCGCTTCGAGCAGCGCCTCGGCCGTCGGATCCGCCACGCCGTGGTCGCGCAGCGCGGTGAAGATGGCGTGCGAGGTCGCCGGATCGATGTCCTGGCCGCCCTCCGGCGGCATCTCGCCTTCCATGCCGGCGGCTGCGGGCGGGCCCGGGGCTGGCTTGGAGAGGTCGAGCCCGGCATAGGGGCTTTCCGGCTCGGCGGCGATGCGCTGGCGCACCTCGTCCGGGTCGATCGCGCCGACCTCGACCAGCACGGCGTCGGTGTCGGCGTTGGTCTTGCGCACGGTCGCCGCGGACGCCTCGTCCAGCTCCCAGAGCGGCACCCATTCGAAGTCGATCTCCGGATCGACCTCGCTCCACTCGTCGAGCTGCAGGATCTGCAAGATGGTGCGGACCTTGTCGGTGCACACCTTCTCCTGCCTCGCTTTGATTCCGTCGTAGAACACGCGGATCTCGCCGTCCGCGCTGGCGTTCAGGCCCGATGGCGTCACGCCGAGATACTTCACGAGCGGCACGGCGATCACCGAGCAGATCTGCTCCTGGCTCTGCGCCTGCAGCTTGTCGAGCGTGCCCAACGGCGCGCTGATGTTCTTGAGCTCCTCGGTGGCCTTGTCGGTCACCAGCATCCCGCGGTTGCTGCGGATGTTGGTCATGATCTCCAAGCGCTGGTTCTCCGCCTCACCGCCGGCGCCGGTCAGCAGCCCCTCGAGGTTCGTCGAGAGGTTGAACACGGTGAACGCGTTGATCAGGTCGGAGACGCTCTGGCGGGTGCGCAGCCAGTTGTCGACGTAGGGCTTCATGAGCTGCGACAGCGACAAGCCGCCGAAATTGTAGGCGGGCTTCAGGATGTCGGGCAGCGGACGCGAGACCACGGACAGCAGCCGGGTCGTGTGGATCTCCCGCCCCATCATGAACCACGACTGCGGCCGGTAGAACGTGGGCGAGGTCGGGTCGCGGGCGTCGTAGCGATTCGGCGCGGTCCAGGTCGGATCGACGGCGCGGATTGCCTTGAGGCGGTGATGGCCGATCTTCTCCGGCGAGGCTACCAGCGGCGTGCGGAGCTCGTCGGTGTCGGTGTCGCCAAAGTCCAGGTAGACGAAGCCGAGTCCGAAGAAGCCGTCGAATTCCAGCACCTCGCGGAACACGTCCCGCACATGGAACTGCTCGAGCCGATCGCCCAGCACCTTGATCTTGTCGGCCTTGTCGTCGTCGCCGGTCGCCCGCAGCTTGATCCACTTGCGGGTCATCTCCTCGGCGATAACCTCGGAGGCGCGGCGATACTCGGCGCGTTGGCTGAGCTCCGCGAGGTAGGGATATCCCATAAACCCTATGCCTTCGGCCCAAAGCCCGTGAAGGGCTGCCCCGAAGTCCCAGGCCGAGGCAACGATCTGCGTCGTGTTCTCGTCCATCGCCAGCTCGGTGCGGCCGTTCGGCAGGACGCCCTTGGGATAGCGAGGCATTTGGAACGGGTTGATCTTGGGCTCAGGCGGCGCCGGCTTGCTGAGGCTGGCGGCGAGCGCGGAGATCGACACCCTCATCGGCGCACGCTGTGGCCATGTCACGGTCGGCTCGACGCGCTGCCGCGGCGGCTCAGTCGGCCGGCGCAGGCGCGGCAGCAGGCGGATCATCGGTGCACCACGCGGGTGGCGAAGCGGCTCATGGCCTCGGGCGAAATGCGGATGCCCTGCAGGCCCAGGCCGACCACACCGAAGGCACCGGAGAGCGCATCGACGATGTCGTCGTGCAGCCCGTTCGGGAAGTCGATGAGCTCGTCGCGCAGCTCCAGGTTCCAGGAGGCGCGCACCATGGCGACGTTGCCGATGTTGACCTGCGAGGCGACCGGGCTGGCCCGCGTCACCTTGTCGCCGGTCTCGCGATCGTTGGTCACCATGTAACCGGCGAGGTGGCGGCCATAATACAGCGTCTGCTGCTTGCCGGCTTGGCCGGGATCCTCCGGTAGTCGGATCTTGACCGTCTTGCCGTCGAGCTTGGCGGTGTTGACTACGGCCGCGAGCACTTCGTCGGGCCCGCCGCGCATCGAGACAAGATCGAGGATGACGTAGCCACCATTCTGCGTCCTCCCGAGTTTCAGGCCGCGCGTCCAATCAGGGTTGCCGCCGAGGGCTGCCGAGGTGGCGGCGAGGTCCCAGGCGCGCACGGTGGCGACGCAGACCGGCGGCGCATCGAGCACCTGGATCTGGGCAGGCCTGAACAGCGCGCCTTCGAGCGGCGTCGGGCGCTGCTGGAACAGGGCTGACCATTCACGCGGGCCGACCTCGTCGCGTTTGCGTTCGAGCGCGACCCTGTCTTCCCACTCCGGCCAGAGCGCCTCGCCGGGGGCGCGGCCGATCGGGTCATTCTCTCCGGCGAAGGCTGGCAGCTCGATGACGTGCCATTCGGATGCGCGGCTGCTGTTCAGGATCCGGCCGGCAAGGTCATCTTGGTGCCAGCGAGTCTGTATGAGCACTATGCGGGCGCGTGGCTTGAGCCGGGTGACGACCTCGGCGCGATACCACCCCCACACCTTGTCGCGCATGATCTCGCTGTCGGCGTCCTCGCGGCCTTTGATCGGGTCGTCGATCAGCACGAGATCGGCGCGGCGTCCGGTGATGGCCCCGTTGGCGCCCGCCGCCCGGTATTGGCCGCGTTTGTCGGTGCGCCAGAGCTTGCGGCTGTCGTTGAGCAGTTTGTAGCCGAGCGTGTCGCTGTTCTCCTGGATCAGCCGGATGAGCTGCAGCGACAGGTCCTCGGCGTAGTCGCCGGTGTGCGAGGCGCCGATCATGTCGACCCCCACGCGCTGCGCCATCATCCAGGCGGGGAACACGATCGAAGCGTATCTGGTCTTGGCGCTGCCGGGCGGCATGAAGATCATCAGCCGGTCGACCTCGCCGCGGGCGACGGTCTCGAGCTCGCGCAGCAGGAAGGCGTGATGCCGGGCGGGCGTTTCTCCGTAGGCCCGCAGCGCCTCAGTGGCCCACGCCGTTAGATCGCTTCGGCAGTGCTTCTGCCAGAGCGCGCGCTCCAGCCGCAATTCGGCGTCGTTCTCGGATAGCGTCGAGCTCTTCTGCAATCTCGGCCTCGGTCATCTGGTCGACATCGACGCGGACGGGTGGCGAGTCGGGATCGCCGCCGATGAGGTGCCGCTCAGGCACGCGCCAGCGCGCGGCGCCGTTGACGGTCAGCCAGTATTTCGCGGCCCCCCAGGCGCCCTTGTTCGCGGCCGAGATCAGCGCGGCACCCATCATCGCCTCGACCTCCTCGTGGGCGTCGCGAAGCTCGGTGCGATACCACTTGCGCAACGTCTTCACGTCGATGCCGACGGCCTTGGCGATGATGCGGTGCGAGATGCCATTGGCGTGCATCACCTGCACGGTGTTCTGGCGCTCGGGCGTTACCTCATGCGCGGGACGCCCGCCGAGATCAGACGGCATGTATTTCCCTTTGTGCTTCTAAAGGCGGGGGAAAAACCGGCGCTCCCGCACGATCGTTGCTTTCCACCCGCGGCGCTGGAAGATCTCCCGCAGCTCGTCGGCGTCCTGCCAGAGCAGCCGCCGCAGGATCGGCGCCGCATAGACCACACGATCGTTGTCGACGATCAGACCGGCCACGAAGTTCGGGCCGACGACACGCACCAGAGTGCCGTCAGGCGGTGGCGCGCGCGGCCCAGCCAATGGCATTGGACAGGTAGAACCACTCGTCGCCGGGCCGGCTGCCCTTCATCCGGTCCCACATCGCGAGCCAGACCTTGCTGACGCTCTCCGCCGTCGCGTCAGGGCCGTAGTAGGCTGGGATGGTGCCGGCCACGATCGCGGCTGCCGCGGCCTCGTTGGAGATGTCCTCGCCGCGCAGCACGCGCTCCGCCCGGTTCAGCGCCTCGTCCAGGCCGACCATGGCGTCGTCGGTCATCGCTTCGCCGCCTGCCGCCTCAAGTCATAGCAGAGCAGGCAAAGCCGCTCCTCCGGCCGCACCAGCGGGCTGTGTTCCGCGACGTAGCCGACCGAGG